TAACATAATCATCAGAAGCGTTGTCGGCAATAATACCACTTACTTCAGGAGCAGTGCCTACAAGGTTACCACCTGACAAAGTAAAGTTCACAGGTGGATTACCATTAATAGTAGTTGTCCAGTCAGCACCCGCAGGGTCAATAGCAAAGTTAACTGCATCACCCTCATTAACTGCTAAAGTCTGTGTACCATAAGCTGTCGGAGCATAGTTAGCATCCGCACCTGTAGCTATAACATTATAAGTTATCTCTGCTGTATTACTTGGAGCCGAGCTTCCTGCCATAGTTCCACCAGTGTCTGGCATGAACCATGTCCGTGATGTAGGTGTTTCATCTGCAAAAACATGAGAATGATTAGTTCCTGAACCGCCGTTCTCTGTGTCTAAGAAATTAGCTTCTGTTTCTGTTTCAAACAAAGGGTAATAGAAACTACCGTCAGGAGACTCAATGTAGTGATAAGCCATCACCGGACCCTCATAAATTTCTTTACAAGTAACCAGTGTAGAACATACAGCGTTTTCTTGCTTTAAGAATATTACTAAGCTATACTGTTCATTAGCTGTTACTAGGGCTGAACGAACAATTACTTGCCATTCACTAGCACTATCGTTGTAATGAGATATAAATAGTCTTCCGTCATCGTCAATCCCCGCACGATACTCGTCAGAGCGTTGTGGGTTTTCAAACATACCGTTCTCAATCACAGCACCGTAAGGTGAATGCTCATAAGTAGCGTTAGGCTTAAAACGAACAGCTAAGTCCATGTCTTCACCTGTTAAAGTATTGTCTTCTAGAGCCGCTACAGAAACTTCTGATGTTAACATTAAGCCAATCATCATCTTCTTAAGAGGGTCATTTCCTGAGTTATCAAACTGGAAGTATTCTCCATTTTGTGATACAGGGACACTTGATGTAAAGAATCCGTCATTGAACTCTGAGCTAGTGTTAGTGCCTTTAGTAGCTACATCAGCGTTGATAGTAACATCCCCAAAAGCAGTTACAGCAGGAGTTCCTGAAGTATAAGTGTTAGAGACAAATCTATCTTCTGCACCACCACCTACAGGTGTTACTGTGAACAATGAATTAAGAGCGTTTACTACTGGAGTAAGCTGTTGAGCTTGAGTTTGCCCATTAAAGACAACATTGTTTGAACGAATAGTACGCATAAGGTCTGTGCCAGCGTCTACGTTGTCTTTAATGGTTATTGTACCGTCTGCTTGAGCTACTGCTTTAATTGAGTTTACAGGGTAAGAATGTCCTGTAGAAACTAGGATAGTAGTATTAGTAGCATCACGAGTAAAGTTTACAGTATCAGTAGCACCAAACTCAATGATACCGATAGCGGTAGCATTAGCTTGAGCAGTGATGTAGTTTGCACACTCTTGAGCGGTGTTGAAAGCAGAGCCTAATGAAGTTTGAAACTCTGTAAAAGGAACAGCAAAGAACTCAAATACTTTGTTATCAGAGTCAGTTGTTCTTACAGTGTTTACTACGTTAACACGGGAGCTATCATCTTCGTTAACTTCGCCTTCTAAACAATTGTTCCAGTAAGCTGGCTGTGAAGATCCCACGAAGGTAATGCAGTTTCCGTTTTCGTTTCTTTGGATACGAATAGCCATTATTATCTCCCTACTACGAATAGCGTTGTTAGTGGTTGTATAAACACAGGCTGATCCGAGCGAATAGCAGGGAGAGCACGAGCGTTTACATCTTCAGCACTAGCAAGGTAGGCTGTAGTGATTGGTCGGTTAAGGAAAGTCCTTCCGGTAGTACCAGCCCCGTAAAACAACGGTTCGCCAGTAAGAGCAAAGGTAAAAGTAACATTGTTAGAAGAATCGCGAGTAGCCCAAATAAGACCTACTTCAACAGTAGTGTTAGCAAACTGAGGAGTAAGGTTAAAGTCAAATCTGAACTGGCAAAAGTCACCTACATCTAACTGAGACATATCGTAAGAACCTGTAGCCGCATTGTAGATAGTACCAGAGGTACTTGCTGAGTTGTAAGAGGTGTTATCAGAAAAACTAAATAAGCTAGTCACACCTGTAGGCATGTAAGCACCAGAAAACAGACCTTTACCAATATAATCAGTAGTTCCTGAGTGAGGAGCTTCTAGTGGGTCAGAACTATTCCCCCAGTAAGGGGTATCATTGGCTGTTTGACGAGTAGTATCTAAACCGAACCGAAGCCATGAGTTAGAGTCTACCATCGCTTGCGTGTATTCTACATCGTTACCTAAATCAGAGGCACCAGCGGTTCCTGATACACGATCAGTGAAACCTCCTGTAAACTCATAACCACCATCGTTAGTAGAAACTCCAGCGTTACTAATAGCTGTAGCTAGAGAAATAGTAGAGCTTTGGTTGCTAGAGTTGCCTATAAAGATGTTACCTTCGTCTAGGTTAGGTGTTTCAGCTACACGACCAGCGCCACCAACTTTGATAGCACCAGTGGACTGATGTGCTCTTTGAACTTTACCAATGTTTTGTACAAGGTTAGCTTCTCCAGCAGGTTTAACGTTAGTTAATACGCCCGGAGTTGTAGAGACATAAAGAGTGTCACCGTTGTTAAACGAAGAAGTGTCTAGGTTACTGATAGTACCAAAGGATACTATGCTTATGTTAGAGCTAGAATCTGCTAAAGCAAGGCCAAAAGCTGGCATCTTTGCAGGGTCACTAGCATCTGCTAATCTGACAGCAGGCTTATTTCCAGATATACCTGAAACATAAACTGCTTGTCCTTCTAAAATACTTTCTTCTGCTTGAGCAGAGAACAGTACGCCACCTTCTAAATCACCTTTAAAAGAAGTAGCTTCAATTGTTCCGTCAACAACAGTATCGCCATCAGCGTGAACGTAATTTGCATCTAGGTATATAGTGTCTAAGGAGAGAACATCTCCAGAGAGTTGAAGACCTTGACCTGTAGTAATGTTAGAACCAATACCGTCTTGTCCTTTAGCGGCAATCTTAACCCAGTAAGTTGGAACATTAGGTAAAACACCTGCTAGTACATCATTAATACAAGCGTATGTTTCGCCTCCATAAAATACGGCTTCGTGTTCTACGTAAGCTCGTGTGTTGTCATAGTTCCCCTCGAAGGAAAGTCTGACCTTGCCAATATTAATAGTAGCCATTATACTTCCACCGTTAGTTCGCCATTGGAGTTTATATTAAACTCGTTATTGTAAGTATTTCCGAAGTATTGAAGAACTAAGTCTCCAGCCTCGTTTATTGTGAATTGCCCAAACATACCGATACCACCAGCTGGGCCTTCTGGCCCTTGAACATAAAGGGCGTGAGCGTCATCGCCAAAAGGCAAAAAGACTTCATTAGATTGTATACTGAGTATACGATTACTGTTAATCCAGCTCATTTTATGCTCCTGTTTATTGAATACCTTGTTGTTATAACAAAGTATTATAGAATTAGTAAGAGTACGACCCCTAGTATTCTAAGGGTCTCTCTTTTATATTTTATTTGTAGCTTCTAGTAAGGCTTGTCTGCGTCTAATACTGCCTTCAAGTCTTCTGGTATAGACCACGTTGTTGCACCTTCTGCTTTCAACTTTTGATAGTTATTTGTTAATACCGTAATAACCATACCAACATAATCTTTATACAAGCCTGTAATTGACGCAGTGTTTTGACGTTCCAGAGAAGCATATTCGTAAATAGAGGCTTTACATTCTTCTTTTAATTCCATTCGGATGTCCTATTAAATGTTTGAATTACAGTTCTAGCACTAACTAGTACAGCGCTACTTCCTGTTACGCCACCAGTGCCAAAAATAGCTACTTCAGTCCACGTTGAGTTGTCATTAGAACTTTGTAGTACTAGTTTATTCGCGCCAAAGTAAGTAGCGTTTCCTTGGAACCCTACCTTTACTGAGTTAACTTCTACAGCAGATTGCATATCAATCATTATCCAGTCAGTAGTTCCAGTAACAGGTGAATCGTTATACCAGTTATTGCCTAGGGCAGTTGAGTAAGCATGGTATGGATACCAACTACCGTTATTCCTGCTAGCAGTGTACCAAGTGGAAGAAGTAGGGCCTGTGCCCCCTCCGTTTAATTCAGAGTACACTCTAAAATGACCCAGCCTCAGACCAAGCGCACCACTTACAATATCAGCGAATCTCCAATAACGAGCCGCAGGGTCTACTATGTTTACTGTTACATCTGTTTCAGCACCAAAAATAGAACCGCCACCGTGAGATACCCTAACAGAAACTGTTTGGCTACCTGTCGTGCTGAAATCCGTTATAGTTAAATTAGCACCCTCTTGTGCAAAAGGCAGAGAAGCAGTTCCTAAGAAAACCGACACAGTCGGGTTAGAATATGATGAGTAATTGGAAATTACTATTTTATTATTTTCAGTACTACTAAGAGTTGGAGTAAGAGAACCATGTGTTGCATCTATGCTTCCTCCAATAGAACCCCACTCAGTACTATAACCTTCAAACCCACCAGTAGTAGAGTTATACCTTAAACTACCTGCAGTGTTAGCAGGCCGTTGAGCTGTTGTACCTACAGGAACTACAATAGAGCCTGTTGAAGCTAGAGTGATATCTCCAGAGGAGTGGATAGTCATTGCAGTATCAGTGCTGTTATCCGCAATACCAGTGTCTAGCATAGAGCTTTTAACTTTTGTTAATGCCATGATTTTTTTCCTTGTTTAAATATTAGTTCTGGCGTATGCCTTTAATGGTCCGTACTCTAGCGTAGTTGAGTTATACACTAAGCCCCATATCCATATAAACTCATCAGTGTCTAAGTCGAAACCGTCCTCGTGTATTGGGTAGTCCAGTTTGTGTGTATAGCAGAACTTAGCCATAGCTCTTGGGGTTTGATATATATAACAATCGACCCACTCAGACACTGTATGATCTTCTCTATAAGTTAGTGCGTAAAACTTGTCTCCATTTGGAAGTACGGGCTTTATACCATCAACGTCTTCGACTACGGCTTTAAGAAATACCTCACGGTCTACCATGTCAAATTTAAGACCATACCACTGTCTGAATGATAGTGTGCCGTCTTCAATACCGTACTTATCCAATAACACACCACTAGGCTCAACACCAAAATCGTACCAGCTAATACTAGGGTTTGAGTAAGGCTCTCTGTATGGTGAGTAAGAACCAATTATGTTAAACTCACATCTATCCCATTCTGCGTAGTCTGGAAACTCAGATTGAATCTGAGCAATTAACGCTTTGCCTTCATCAGTTTCTACTGTGTAATCCTGCCTTACAATAGATCCTGAAACGTACACATCGTCCTTAAATTGGCTTGATTTAAAACGAGAAATGGTTTGCTGTAATAGAACGCTATCTAATGCGTCTACAATTTCATCACTAGACATACTATCTGTAATTGGTACTTCAACGTATAGGTTAACGCGAGAGTAAGTAGCGTACATCTCATCGCCGTCTGTTCTTATTTGATAATCTATAATCATGTTAATAATATCTCCACTGTATCGCCGATGCCTTGGTAACCCCCTTGAGAGCCATCTGAGAACGGGTTTGACTGTCCTCGCCATTCCCAAACTCTAGCATTAGTCGAGTTATTAAATGAGTAATTGGCAGAAGATCTGGTAAATGAAGTTCCGTTAAAGGTCGCCGTTGTAAAACCAGAATTTGAGTTAGTTGTACCTGCTGCTTCGATAGCCACAGTACCGTTATAAAAAGTAATCCATGACGCAGCAGTGTATGTACCACTACAGAATTCAGCAGTAGCGTTCGATCCGCTAGCTATTGATCCCGTACCATTAGACCCGGATATGTAACCCCAAGCCTCTGGTAAGTACCCTGATACCGTCCTGCGCCCAACTACTATGTTAAAAGAATCAACCTGAGCTGAAGCTCCATACCACTCGTTAAAAGACATGGTTACTCCAGAGCCTTTACCGATTAATGCGCGAATATCAGCATCGTTTATGCTTACGATTGATCCTGACGCTCCATCTACTTCTGTGTGCATTTGATTAAGACTAATCGCACCTGACGTTGGAATATCAGACATCAGTTACCTCCTTTCAGTTCTTCAATTTCTGCCTTGAGTTCCTTGACCACATCCCACAGGACACTGACCATTCTTGAGTAATCAATTGTTAGGTAAGTATCAAAAAGCTCGCCTGTTTCTGGATCACGATTCTCTGCTTCTTTTACAACCTCAACTAAACCTGCGGCTTTTACATCCTGTGCTATGAAGCCAATGTCATTCTTACCATTATCAATCCAATTGTATCGTTTAGCATCTATTTGATTAAACATTTCCATTGAGTTTCCAATGGAGGTAATGTTTTCTTTAAGTCTTGCGTCCGAGTAAGCTGTAACATTACCGCCAAACGTGGCATCATTGTTAGTAAGGTTAATTTGCATAGGCCATCTGCCATTGACCTGCGTCCACGTTGTCGTGTCATTGCCGCCCCGCAAGATATAAAAGGTACTACTGTTGCAGTGGAGCATTGACGAGTTGTGATCTGTGTCTCTTAGATAGATCGTGGGAGAGACATTTCTAATTGCAATATTATTGGGTTGGGTTGTTGATGTGGTTATAAACCCAGAAGCCTGTATTCCATCGAGCGTATCAGCATCTAAGCCAGAGCCAGAGCCATCGTTACCTGCATGCCATACCTTGTTCTTTACTGCCCCGTTTGACCAGCCGCCCCAGAATAAATCATTTGTCGATTTATCTAACCCAAAGTAACCCGCGTAACCACTTTGAACGTGAAACGACATAAATGCGTCCGCATTGACAGTGGCTTGGTAAACCTCTAGGCCCGACATATGTCCAGATGCAGTGCCTCCGTCAGTATTGGAGTGAAAGCGTGTTTTATTGGTGTACGCAGAGGTGTCGTTACTTGCATTGTTCAGCATATAGCTTGTGCTGTTTGTCAGGCTAAACTCTGCACCTGTTAGCGTAAGACCAGTGCCAGCGGTGTAAGTAGTGCCACTGTTAGAGTCAACATAAGCCTTTGTAGCCGCATCTTGAGCATCGGCAGGATCACCCATTCCAGTAATTTTAGAAGTACCCATTGCTATTGCACCAGACATAGTACCACCAGCTTTAGGTAGTGCCGCATCAGCGGTTGTGCCTTGAGCAGAGGTAGCATAATCAGAAGAATCGAAAGCCTTAACCTGTGCTAGGTTAGTTACTTCAGAATCCATTAGTGCACCAGCGTCTGTGACGTTAGTTGTGTCTGTAACGTCTGCACTGGCTTCTATGCCATCTAGCTTAGTGTGGTCAGCATCAGTGAATGCGTTAGTGTCTGCATTACTTTCATAGGCGGTTTTAATCTCAGCGGCTGTTTGATCAGCAGTAGCTCCTGCTTCAATACCATCTAGCTTAGTGCCGTCTGTAGCTACATCGCGCCCATCAAACGTGCTGTTAGTTGTTACAGCGCCTGTTAGTGCACCACCTGCTTTAGGTAGGGCGGCATCTGCTGTAGAACCTTGAGTAGAGGTAGCATAATCAGAAGAATCGAAAGCCTTAACTTGTGCTAGGTTAGTAACTTCACTATCCATCAAAGCACCAGCAGCAGTTACGTTTGTTGTATCAGTTACGTCTGCACTAGCTTCAATGCCGTCCAGCTTAGTACCGTCAGTAGCTACATCGCGTCCGTCTACTGTACCACCGACTGCTAGGTTACCAGCAATAGAAAGATTAGTATCTAAAGTTGCAGAGGTTACCGAACCATCAGCAGGTGTAAGTATAGCAGTAGGGGTTATAAGCATAACTTCTACATCTGAACCGTTAGGTGGAGCAGTAGAAAAAGTTAAAGTAGTACCACTAACACTGTAAGTGTCTTTGTTTTGGTAAACACCATTTATGTATACTTGAGTGTTGTTTTCAGACAAAGGGTCTCTAGATAGAGTAAGGTTAGTTTCAGAGCCATCACCTGTCATAGTGTCTATGTCTAAGTTTGAACCGCCACCTGAACCTCCAATTTCACCCCAAGCGTCAGTGTATCCCTCAAACTTACCATCAGTAGTGTTATAACGGAACAGACCAGCGGCTCCTGTAGGGCGTTGGGCAGTTGTACCTGCAGGTAGTGAAATAGAACCAGTACCATCAAATACAGCACCTTCAGCAGTAACGACACCATCTACGTCTAAGGAAACACCGTTAAGTAGTTTAAGTTCGGTACCTGTTTGACGAGAAACGATAACGTTAGCACCATCGGATTTAACTGCTGTCTCAATAAGACCATCTTCTGTACCATTAGTTACATCGGAAGTCTTACCTGTAATTTTAGCGTAAACCTTAGTAGCACCAGTATCATTCTTTCCGTCAAACTTAATTTGACCAAGATAATCACCATCATCCGGGCTTGAGCTGTTTCTAAACAATGTAAGCTCAGGTCCAGCCAATGCATCCGGGTTTGTGTCGTTTATGGTTACATCACCGTTGTTAGTGAGTACTCCGTTAACAGTTAGAGGCTTACCAATAGTAGCCAAGGAACTATTAACTGTAAATAAGTTTAGTGTACCAGCCGCGTTTCTAAAAGCCAATGCACCTGTATCGATATTGAGGTAGCCTGTGTTGTTAATAATGCTACCAGCAGTACCTGAGTGACTGATAGACATATCATTATCAGTACCAAAGGTAAAAGTTTCACCATCATCTAAAGAAAAAGTTACTGTGGATATAAAACCTGAATCGTTAGTGAGGTCAGATGTAGCGGTAGGGATAGTAGGTGTATCATCTAGGTCGTTGTAACTACCTGAGAATGCACTATCATCGAGGTCTTGTTTTAAGTCTGCATAGTCTCTTGCTTTAGACATAGTTATTTTTCCTTTAAGATAAAGAGGGCACTTTTGTACCCTCTGGTATTAAGTTGTATTATATTTTCCAAGCTACCATTTCAATGATATCATTTACAACAGTGGCTTCACCTAGAGTAGCGGTGTAAGTTCCAGAGTTGTAAGAACCACTGTAATCAGAGGAGGCTAATCGAATACCGTTCATGAAAACTTCTACGTCATCAGGAGAAGCAGTCAAAGAAGCGATAGCGAAAGCTGTTTGTCCAGCAGTAGCAGTAATTTCTTGAGTAGCACGGTATCGAGCTTGCAAGGCAGTAACATTAGTTTGCAAGGTATCTACGTTACCTTCTTCAGTAGTTACACGACCAGCAAGAGTAGTAAGGTCAGCGTTAGTTGCCTTTGTCGCCAAGCTAGTAGTCATGGTACCAGCAAAGTCAGCATCATCGTTAATAGAGGCGGCTAATTCGTTAAGAGTATCTAGAGCTGCTGGTGCTGTATCAATCAGGTTAGTAATAGCAGTAGATACAGTAGAAGATACCTGAGTATCAGTTTGGAAGTTAGAGTCGTTAGTTAAATCAGAAACAGCAGTAGGGAGCGCTGCAGAAGTGATATAGCCGGAGTCATTAGTAAAGGTAGAAACATTTGTAGGGTTACCAGAGAGGTCGCCATACGCGCCACTGGTTGCTACATCATCTAGATCTGCTAATAAGTCCGCAATTTGTCTTGCTTTAGACATAATTATAATCCTTAGAAAAAGTTAAGTTAGAGAGCTTACATCGATAGCTATAGAAGAGCCATCGGTCATAGTTAGAGTTAAAGTACTACCAGTTACTGCGCCGGATGCTACTGTTGCCGCGTTTCCACCAATATGGGAGGTAGAGATAGCTAGAACATCATTTAGGTTGGCTTGGCTTGCTAATGTTATTTGTAGTATATTAGAAGCTACAACGTGGTTAGCGGTAAAGTCAGCGTTACTTAATTTTACACCGTTAAGAAAAACGTGATAATTGTAAGGCGTTCCGGTTACACCAGTAAGGTTAAATACTGTTTGACCTGCCGTAGCATAAGTCTCTCCATTTGCAATTATAGGAGGATTAGATATGTTATTGTATGGGTATGGGTCAGCTGTAGTAATAAAGTTACTAGGGTTTGAAGCCTCGTAGAAATAAGTACTATGCTGTCCGTCTAGCTTGTCTGCGTTTAAATCAGAATTAGGGCCATCTACCTGTACTATTTTTGCTAGTACTTGAGCAGGTGTATCGGGGCTACCTCTGAGGTCTTCCGTTACTACTGTAAGACCATCGTTAGATTCTAAAGTTAGTTTACCAGTATTAGTGTCATAATTAGAACCAGTAAAACCTAAACCTTGAGGGCCTTCAGGTCCGGTAGCACCTTGTAAGCCGTGATAACCTCTAGGGCCTTCACCACCTACCGTACCTTGAGGACCAGTAGGGCCAGTAGGTCCGGTAGCTCCAGTGTCCCCAGTTTGACCGGGAATACCTTGAGAACCTTGAGGACCAGTAGGGCCAATTGCACCTGTCGTGCCTTGTATGCCTTGGATACCTTGAGGACCAGTAGCCCCATCGTTTCCGTCAGCACCAGCAGGACCAGTAGGGCCTTGTGGCCCAACTAAGTTTCCTACAATAATAGTGTTGGTTGTTGATGTGACTAGCAGTTCCGTATTGGTATCGGTGGTCATGACACTAATAACCGCATTCGAGGCTAGTCCGCTTGTTATTGTCACTCCACTCATTAGATGTTTACTCCTGCATGGTCTTCAACGGCGAAGACTCCTTTCAGGCGGGTTGCTATTTGACTCGCACTTCTCTGCTCTTGCACAGAATACGCATATTCTCCGCTTTCGAGAGCACCCATAGTAGTAGCATCGATTACAACAGCACAAGTATCGTCTGTTAAATCGTCAGTGGTAAAAGAGGTTACTTCGTGTGTTAGCATAACAGGGTAGTTATTAGTAGCTAATGAACGGATAGTAAACTTGACAGTACTACCTGTAAGTGGTGCGACAAATTTCATTACTAGGTTTAGATCGGAACCACGTTGTACAACAATACGCAGATCTTCGGGGTTTTCTAATTCAAGAGTAGTTGCCATAAGTATGGTTCCTTATAATGAGTTAATAGGTCAGGGGGCTATGCATTAAGTAGTCTTATTCCCTTGGTGTTAAATGCGAATGACAAGTAATTACTCATCATATAGTAAGAAGGATGACACCCCCCGAAGGAGGTGCCAAAAGTAGAACTATATCTACGCTAGAATTAAGCGTGGATGATAGGCAGGATGCCCAAGTTCAGGATGCCAGAAGTACGAGTCCAGCTTGCGCCTGCGGCCAAAGTAGCGTTAGAAGCAAAAGCAGTAGTAGTACCAGAGAAGTGGTATCCACGTGGGTGCATAACATAACCCCAACGGTACCAAGCAGTAGTACGACCAGAACCGCTACCAACAGCTTCGTTGCGCTCGATAGCAACAGGGTTAGCAACAGACATGTCAGCACGGTATACAGAACCGGGCAACATCATGAAGCTAGTCTTGTAGCTACGTGCAGTAGCTTCGTTGTCCATGATACCAGAAGCGGCAACACCAGAAGCAACAGCAGTAGACTTACCAGCGTTACGTGAAACGATCAGACGAACAGCGCCGCCCAGCAGAGTTTCGAAAGAAACGTTGCCATCAGTTACTCGCTCATCGTCAACGATGTTAGCAAGTTTGATGTCGAGGTAAGTGTCAGGTGCGCATACGAGGTATACGAAATCTGGAGCGTAGTCACTCCAAGCACCCATAGCTTTGATGATGTGCTTAACGCGCTGAGAGATAACAGCGTTGCTTGGATCAACAAGAGGCTGGATCAGAGAGTCGTCACCAACAGCAACAGTAGCGTCTGCAACTGCACAGTAGCCGAAGCGCTTGGCTTCAACAGCAGTCTCAGGAGCGTTACCCTGCCAGAAGTCAGCAAAAGTAGCAGCGCCAGAAACAGTCTTACCTTTTTCAGCAGCAGCTACACCGTCAATACAAGCGCGAAGAGCTTGATCTTCGTCTTCAGAACGGGTTTCAGAGAAATCACGAGCGATTTTAGCGATTCCGCTTTCGCCAGAGATAACCTGCTGAACCAAGTACTCGTTAGCACCGTGGGTACGAACGGTCTTGATGTAAGTGTTTACTTCGGTGCTGATGTTAGTAGTTCCACCGTAGTTCTCGTCTTGAGTAGCTACGTTAACAACAGAGTCAGCAGAACCAGAAACGTCTTCAGAAGAGTTAGATCCACCTACAGCGTAAGCGCCGAGAGGCTTGTAGAAGCGAACCTGACCGATGAAGTCTTCGCCGTTAGCGTTGATAGAAGCGTCAGAACCTACGATTTCAGTAGATACCAGTTTCTTTGCACGAGTGTAGTTCTCGTCAGTGTAAGCAGAGATTGCTTTGTTAAGAGTGCCGAATGCACTAGATGAAATAGCCATGATTGGCTCCTTTATTAGGTTAAGTTGTGTTACAAATTAAAAGTTAGGTTATCGGGTGGTGGCTTAACGCCAGTCTTTTCCACCGTCAAGGTGACCAGCTTCGGCTGCGGCCATTAGTTCGGCAGTTGTCATCTCGCTTAGAGGTTTGCTGGAATCAAATCCTCCGGCAGTTGACTGTGTGGTAGCTTGCATACCAGCACCTGACGATTGTTTCGGTTTAAATAGGAAAGATTTATCTTCGTCTTTCTTGAAAGTATCGATGAACGCTTTAATAGACTCACCTGTTCTGTGAACCCATTGGCCATTCTCATCTTGTACTAACTGTCCAACGACATCACGATAAGCGAACTCTGCGGCTGTATCATTGCGGAAGTCCATACCCTTAAGGGCATCGCGAACTACGTTGTCTCTAGTTAATTCAGTTACCTGCTTATTTCTAGCTTCGAGTTTAGCAGTAAGTTCAGCGAGGCGAATATCTCCTGCTTCCTTATGCTTACCTTCTTCCTCTAACCGCGCAATTTCAGCGGCTTTCTTTTCTTCTTCAAACTGTACTGCTTTCTTCACAGCTTCATCGCGTGAATTATATGCATCATTCAGTTTGCCTTTAATTGAAGCTAGTTCTTCTTCAACTCTAGCTTGCACCATCTTGCTAATTTCTTCGGAGCTAGCGGCAGGTTGAGCTTGGTTTTGTTCGGTGTTATCGATATTGTTTTCTTCAGACATAATATTTTCCTTTGAGACACGGTCTCAGTTAGTTAGTTATGAGTCACAGACTCGTTTAGTTAAAAGTTTCTTATTTAAGTATTTATTAAGGACCAACTCCATACCAATCTTGTCCGGGGAGGAGTGGTGCTCTAATATCTTTACCTGTGAGGGGGTCAGCAGGGTTTATAAGCCCTTCATCAATTCCTCGTTTTAATAGCCTATCGTAGGTTTGTTTTGACATCCCTTCTTTAAGCATTGCGTCTAGGGTTTTCTTCATTGTTTCAGACTCAGCGGCATCAGCGTAAATGTCTCGCATAGCGAACTTGGCTTTGACACTGTCACCGATGTTTGTAAAGAATGCATCGTGTACAGTACCAGTTGGCACTTTGTTCTTTCGTCCCCACAAGTGGAACTTTCTAACGAGAGTAGCATCATTCATATGATTGCCATTTACACCGAGACCAGATCGAGCTTCAATAATAGAAGACTTACCTAGGAAGCTACCATCAGTCACAGTATCTTCATATATGTTAGAAACTCTACGCCCAGTAACTGGGTCAGTAAAGTCAACTCTATGTTGGACTTTTGGTCGGTATCTTTGATACAGCGTTTTGCCGTCCATAGTAACCCAAGGTATATCTACCTTCTGAGTGTCTAGGATATAAGCCTGCGCCGCGTCTTTCCAGAAATCTACGAAGTTTTCCGTAATAGGAGCAATCTCAGCCAAGTGGATTGACATTATTCTTGCGATTTCTTGGAAGTCTTTAGGGCCAACAATTCCTGCCCTAACATTTGTTAGTTTATCTACAAACTCTTCTACATCAGGGTGTGAGTCTCTTGCCATTGCTCTCAACTTATTCCCCACAGGGGCGTTGTTGTTTACAACTTCATTGATCTCAGCACGTAGCGTCCTCAACGAGGTGGCTACAGCAGGGGAGTTTGCATTAACAGCTTTCTGTATGTCTAAGTCAATGGTTTTGTTTATACCATTAATCTCAGCTTTGGAGATAACTGTAAACTCTTTCTTATCGAGAACCTTTGCTAATTTATCAGCGATGGTACCTGCTTGGGTGGCACGGCCAGCACCATAGAAGGCTACCATTGACTGACCTTTAGCCGCTTTAGCCAAGTCTTCGAAGTCGAGGTCATTACCAAGAGGTGACAGCTTTCTAAAGGCTGGGTCACTCATAGTCGCTTCTGCTACAAGGTCGTAAAGGCGGTTCTTGCGGTCTGTTGCAACAACATTGGACGCTAGTGCTAATTGCTTATTCCTAGTGGAAAGCGCAATCAACTGTGCTCCAGATGCTGATGCATCGTTTTCATTTGTTAGCTGGGTTAAAAAGGTTCTAAGTCTTTTCTTATCATTAAAATCACCATTAACATGTTTATGAAGTCTGGTGTATTCTAAAGAAAATCGAGCTAACTTAGGAAGGTGATCAGGGTCTGTTTCTCTTACAAGAGGATGTTCTAGGAACTCTCTTAACCTACGAGGTCTTTGAGTTTTAGCTAGGATTAGTTCTCCTAACTCCCTAAACTGCTTTTCTCTTGCTTGAAAAGCCCTCATCCTTCCAGCGTTTGTTAATACAGATTGAGCTTCACCAGTCATAGCTCCCATTTGAACCATCATCTCAAAGAGGATGTCATCGTCAAAAGCTACTTTCTTAGTTGTATTAATAAAAGGACGAATAAGCTCACCACCTGCTGGGTGTAAATAACCTGCGGTGTATACGCGACCTCGTCCATCAATCTGTACTGGATTTCGGAAAGACTTGCCTCTTTGGTAATGCCACTTTACAGTCTGCATTAAACCAGTACCCATTTCTCCACGGGCTAGGATAATCTTTCTAAATCCGTTTAATTCATCATACTTCGCTACGTTACCTCTTGGGTCACGGAAGTGGACTAAGTCATCCATAAAAGGAGCAAAGTCAACATCTACTTCCCATTCAGAATCCATAGCGTGGTTAAGCATGTTAGCAAAGTCTTTGTCTACTAGATCTTGATCGTAGTTAGCACCAGCACGTCTAGTAATCATTGATTCACCAGTATTGCTACCTCTTGAGTCAATGTATTCCTTGTTACCTGCTTTAGCGTAAATACGGTCTCTATCATTAACGATACCAATCCTTCTAGAGTAAACTAACTCTCTACTAGCTCTTTGCAGTCTAAGCATAGCAGGGTCAATGATGTTTACTTCCCTAGAAATAGTGTCTTTGTAGGAGCCTATTTCGGTTCGACCACTATCTAAATCAATAAGGCCTCTACGTGTAGTTCCTCTAATACCTATTTTTATCTTACCTTGGTCAACAAGACCATCAAGGATTTTAGAACCCATTTTGTGGAACTCGTTGAGAGTAGGTTTAGCTAAGAACACATCAAAGTCGTTTTTATTGTTTTCGTACAAACGCTTTCCTATGTTAATAGATAAGGTATCGTAATCAGTAGACTTACCTGTCGCAATGCTTTTCATAATAGCAGAAAGTTCTTCTTGCTTTTTAGCAATAAAGGAAGCTTCTTTCATTCTCTTTTTATATTCACTTCTTTTCTTAGCGTAGAAAAACTCTAAGTCTAAAATCTTTCTAAGGGATTCACGACCATTAGCTAAGAACTCAGTGAGAAGAGAGTCATTAGGTTGTCCTTGTAATTTTCTTGAAAGCCTTTTACCTCCCGGTAACTTTTCAATCTGCTTAAGTATAGTCTTACGGGCAGAAGGTAGCTCTGGTAGGAATTTAGGTACAGCAGGAAAATAACTGCTTAAAGGAGAACGACCTTCAAGGTATGCCTTTTTAGCAAGGGCAAGACCTTCTGTGTCGGCCCAGCTGTTAATGTATTTTTGGTTTGATAGTGTTCTATCTGCTAATTCATCAAAGGTAGTCCATCTACCTAAAATCTGAACAGAGGGTTCATTAGCACCAAACTTAAACTGATTACTAGCGGCACGAGATCTTCTATCTAAAATACGAGAGGTATTCACAACAGAGTTAACCATCTCGGCCCTAGTAACAGCCACGTAATTAGCCCAAGGCTTTTTATCCTTTGCAAATCGTTCAAAAAGTATTCGAAGGTTTTCAACTACTGCACTTTGTTGATTTACTGACAACCCATCATTTTCTAAAGAGAGTGCAAACCTTTCAATAAAGTTTTTCTCTTCTAAAGATAATGTTTTTGACGACTTAAGAAAGTCAATCCTTTCCTGTAGAACGTTATGGTCAGGGTTGTAAATCAACGTTGACTTTTGTTCTCCAGTGAGAGGGTCTATACTTAAGTTTCTTTCGTCATATTGGTTGTTAGCTCGTCTTCTAGAGATTTTCTTCCCAGCTACAGAAGTACCTCGATAATCAACTAAGCTAAGGGTGGATCTATTATCCATCGCTTCAACTTTAAAGAATTCTCGAAGTTCATTTTCTCTAGACGTATTACGCATAACCGATTTGGGAGTACTTATCCCAACCTGTGCAGCATTTCTTGCCGCCACGGAGGTTACAGTGGTTTTAGTAGGTATGATAGTCGTAGCCGCGTTATCTATCCTACGAAGTGCAGAAAGGGATAAACCCTTACCTTTTGAGTTGGTGAATGATTTAAGTGAGATATTGCCACTATTAAATAAGTTAACCTTATCTTGACTACCTTCTAGATGGCGTAGCTTAGTGGATTCAGGTTGTCTCTTTAACCATTGACCGTAGTTTTCCTTGTTAGGGGATGCTCCATTTAATAGTGCAATCCCATTGGCTTTCATGCTGTTAAGTGCTTTCTTTTTAATCTGAGGACTTTTAGAATCCAAAAGCTCGTCATGAG